TGTTCGTAGACCACCACAACACTCCACCGATGCCAGCACCGGTTCAACCGCCCGCGCCTGAACGCCCGCAAACAGTATTCAAGCTGCTGCGGTATCGTTTCGATGATGACGGCATGGTCGACCCTGATCGCAGTGTGGTCATTGGGGAGTATCCTAACCGGCCAACAGCTGCGCGGATTCGGGAAGTGATCAGCCAGTACAAGGCTGGTTTCACCAGGACACCAACGGACCGTATGCGGTTCGGAATTGAGGAGACAATCAATGAGTGAGAAAATTTTGAGAAAATGGGTGGAGGCCTTGGAGTCCGGTGACTTCAAACAGGGTCGCGGCAGGTTGCGGCGGAGCGTCTTTGGCAACCCGCAGTATTGTTGCCTCGGTGTCGCTGACAAAATCTTTGATCTCCATGTACCCGAGAACAGGGGGGTCTACGATGATCGCTTCCAGTCTTTCCTGGGGATCTCAAGCGGCCACGAGGGTAAGTACGTAAACATGAACGATGGGTCCGGGCCGCGTGGTCAACCAGCGTCCTTCACGGAAATCGCTGCTCAGATTCGGAAGGACTACAACCTGTGAACAACTGCCTGAAGGAGGGCGCACTGCTGAAGTTTCTGGAATTGGTGGAGTTGCCTTTCCAAAAGCTACACAACGCCTACATCGTCTACGGTACCGACACTTGGTACTGGGTCTTCGAGGAATCGAAGGCCGCTTACTGCATCCTAACATAGGAGAAGCCAATGGCTTTCCAAATCAAGGCACACGGTGGGTGGTGCTGCGGCATGATCCATGTGCACAACATACCAGTATACCACCCGACTCAAGAGGCTGCGCTACTGGCTCTATGCCAATCTTACGTCCAAAATTTCACGACGTCACCCCGACAGCGCGCAGTCGCCCTCGAGATGATCTTCACGGATACTCAACTGCAAGGTGGTTGGTTGGAGGCCCTCGATCGTATCGGCTTCCGTCGCACGGTCCGCTGGCGCAACCCAAACAGCCGCAACTATTGTAATCAATTCATCCTCGCCTTTGACGAACCGCCAGAGGGGGGATACTAGCAGGAGAACGAAATGGGTCTATTTGACCAACAAGTTTCACGAAAACCAAACCTCTATCCAGAAACCCAGAAGTTCATTGACGCTATTTGGTCTTCACACTGGACTCCAAACGAGTTCAGCTTTCGGTCAGACTACAACGAGTTTCACAGCTCACTGTCGCCGGAGCAGAAGATGGTGATTATCCGGGCGCTCTCAGCCATCGGACAAATCGAAGTTGCAGTCAAGACCTTCTGGGGAAAGTTGGGCCAGAATCTACCGCACCCAGCAATGGTTGATCTTGGGTTTGTCATGGCAAACAATGAAGTCATCCACAACCAAGCCTACGAGAAGCTAATCATGTCTCTAGGGTTGGAAGCAGTCTTTGAGAAAAACCTGGAAGAGAAGGTGGTGGCTGGACGAGTGCAGTACCTCCAGAAGTACAATGACAAGGTGTATGACGATGATCGCAAACAATATATCTACGCGATTTGTCTATTCACCTTGTTTGTTGAGAACGTTTCTCTGTTCAGTCAGTTCTACACTGTCATGCACTTCAATCGTTTCGATGGCGTTCTGAAGGACACCGCACAACAAATCCAGTACACCCGCTCTGAAGAAACTCTACACGCTCAGATCGGAATGTTCCTGATCAACAAACTACGGGAAGAGTACCCGGAGCTCTTTGACCAGGAGCTTGAGAATCGTGTTCGGGAAGAGTGTCTGGTTGCCTTCCAGTCCGAATGCGAGGTCATCGACTGGATCCTACAGGGGTACACAGACCAACATCTGTCCGCCGACATCCTCAAGGTCTACATTGCAGATCGACTGAACGAGTCTATGCAAATGATTGGCTTCCAGGGAATCGGGACAGACCCGGAGAAAGCACACCTAATAACTGAGACTCTGTGGATGGAAGAAGAAACTTACGGTAACAACATGACCGACTTCTTCCACAAGAAACCTACGGAGTACTCCAAGAAAGATAAGCCGATAACGGCAGAGGACATATTTTAATGACATTCGAATGGGCAAACAAAGACAGCAGAGACTTCTTGTCAAAGGGGTACCTGCAAGATGGGGAGGACATTGAGGCGCGAGTGTCCTTCATGGCTGACAAGTTCTATGACGAGCTTCTCAGAATGGGGATGAGCGCCGACAAGGCCGACAAGATGTCAAGCGCTTTCTACAACTATGCTGGCCGTGGCTTCTACAGCTTCGCCAGTCCCGTGCTGGCTAACTACGGTCGTGATCAGGGGCTACCAGTCAGCTGCAACAATGTTGTGATTGACGATGATATGGGAGAAATCCTACAGAAGGTAGCTGAGATCGGGATGCAAACAAAACACGGGGCAGGAACCTCGGCTTATCTTGGCCGGCTCCGACACCGTGGCTCGCCCATTCGAGGCACTAACTCTACCGCTGACGGCCCTGTTCACTTCAGTTCTCTGATTGAATCCAGCGTTGAAACTGTCCGTCAGGGCGGTGTTCGACGAGGGGCCTGCGCGGTTTACTACGAGATCGACTCTCCTGACATCTACGAGGTGCTTCGCATCCAGGAAGACGGTTTCTATATCAAACACCTAAGCTTCGGCCTGTGCGTGGGAGACGACTGGTTGAAGTCAATGCTTGAGGGAGATCCCGAAAAGCGGAAGATCTGGGCAGCGGTGATCAGCAAACGTCGGGAGACGGGCTACCCTTACCTGTTCTTCAAGGATAATGTCAATAAGGTCGCCCCTCAACACTACAAGGATGCTGGGCTGACAATCCTAAGCAGCAACCTTTGCACCGAGATCATGCAACCTAGCGACACCGACATCAGCTTTGTTTGTGTTCTGGGTTCGATGAACCTTGCGTTGTACGGTGAGTGGGTATCAACTGACGCCGTTGAGGTCTACACCTACTTTCTTGACTGTGTTGTTCAGGAGTACATTCGTAAAACAGCTGGTATCAAGTTCATGGAGTCAGTCAACAAGGCTGCTCGTGAGCACCGCGCGATCGGTGTTGGTACCTTGGGGCTACATACGCTGTACCAGAGTCGTGGGTTACCTTTCGAGTCTGTGGAAGCCCGAGAGCTCAATATCGAGACCCACCGGATCATCGATGAACGAACCAAGGCTGCCTCTCGTGAGATGGCCAAGATCTTCGGGGAGCCCGAGCTCCTGAAGGGCACAGGGCTGCATAACGCCACACTCATGGCGGTCGCACCCACAACCAGCTCCAGCTTTGTGTTGGGTCAGGTATCACCCAGCATCGAACCTCTCAACTCCAATTACTTCACCAAGGACCTAGCGAAGGGTAAGTACACCTTCCGCAATCCTGAGCTGACGAAGTTGTTGGAAGAGAAGTACGCAGCAGGGAAAGCTGAACCAGAACGAACTATCTGGTTGAACAGCGTTTGGCGGAGCATCCTCATCAAGGATGGGTCCGTGCAACACCTTGACTTCCTCTCAGAGGATGAAAAGGCAGTGTTCAAGACCTTTGGTGAGATCAGCCAGTTGGAGCTTGTTATCCAAGCAGCCGACCGCCAAGAGTTCATCGATCAGGGACAATCTCTGAACCTCATGATCCACCCCAGCACTCCTGCCAAGGACATCCACGAGTTGTTGATCACAGCTTGGTCCCTTGGTCTGAAATCACTGTACTACCAACGATCAACTAGCCCTGCGCAACAACTTGCGAGGGACTTGGTCAGCTGTACTGCGTGTGAGGCTTAATCATGGGTGTGGTGCTAGTAACAAGGAAGACCCCGTACTGCCAGCAGTGTGACATCGGTAAACGATACTTGCAGCGGGCAGAGATACCGTTTGAAACGGTGGATATTTCAACTTACGCCGGTGACCTTGGAGGCGTCAAGTCTCTACCTATCTTGGTCATCGACGGGAACCCAATTGGTTCCTTGGAAGAGATTCGCAACTATGCGAGAAATAACTTATAAAGACTACGTAGCATTAAAACGTGGCGATATCGTAGAGTTTGGTGGCGGTGAGCAATTCACCGTCATCCACTCTGTGCAACTGGAAGACCGCCGCCTGATACTCTTTAATCGGGCTGAGCTTATAGTGTCTTCGCGACAAACTGTGTACCAACCATTCAAGATAGTTGGTTACCACAAACTTCAATCCATTAGAAAGCTCTAGCAAGTTGCTGGGGCCTTCTTACCAACTTAGGAAGTCGTAATGACACCCCATTTGCAAACTTATCTAAAAGCTTCATCCCTGGATACCTGCCGGAACGGGCAAAGTAACGTTCGATACTACGCTCTCAACAGCACCAACGGGCGCGCGGACTACATGGCCGGAGCCTGCCACGCAGCGTTGTTCCGGTTTCTTCTCGACCACCACGGCCTGGGTTGGACTCACTGTGTGGTTCTTGTGGACTCAGCGGTGGCCAACGCCCCCGGTGTTGAGACTTTCATTCAGTGGTTGGTCACCAAGTCGATGTGGGCTGACGCGTTCGAAGAGAAGGACTTCGACACCATCAAGGAGTTCGGTTTCCTGATTGACCTCACACAGAAACAGTCGGTAGTCGGTGGGGCGTTGCAGCTCTCACGAACCACCACTAACGAGTTTCGGGAGAGCCTTCAGTCTCTCGGTGCGGTCCTTGAGTGCGGGTTCGAGATACCAACAATGGTGTTGGCATCCTTGTTCCTCTCAAGTGGCAACTTGCAAATCAGCAAGGAAAAACGGGTCGAAGCCACTGCCGGCTCTATGATTACCAAGCAGGGGCCGTCGGGGACCAACCACCTACCCTTCCCCAGCTTGACTTGGGAAGGACTGGTGTACCTGGCTCACAACCAGGATCTCAAGTTCTCTGAGAAGGAACACAAGTTTACCAGTGTACCCAGCATGAACGGCTTGTCGGCAAAACTCGAGAAGTTGTGTCAAGGAACCATCAAAGGAGCGAAGTCGGGTGGCGTCGATTTCTCAGCAATCTTCCAGGGGGAGGCAACAGTACTTGGTCAACAACCCTTGATGGAGGCCCCCATTGAGTACACCAGCCCCTGGGGAGAGGGAACCCTCAAGGCGTTGCGGGCATTCTGCAACGAAGACCCCGGATCTCGCGGAAAACTAGGCGTCAACCTCTTGGCGCTTGAACTACTTATCGAACAATCAACAACAAAAGGTGCTTAATTTATGTGTGGACTCGTAGGAATTCTGGACAAGAACACAGACATCGGCCAACTCAACATGTTCCGCTGGATGCTGCACCTTGACGTGCTGCGCGGCGAGGACTCAACCGGTGTGGCCATCAGGTCCGCTAAATACAACGGTAAGGAAGGTAAGGTTGACCTTCTGAAGGCGGTTGGTCACCCGGCTGCGCTACACCGCAAATACCCAGAAGTGTTCGATGCGGAGGGGCGTATCCGTAAGGATGCCTTTCCAAACAACATCTCCTGGGCCATGGGCCATAACCGGGCGAAGACTGTGGGGGCTACGAGTGAAACCAACGCTCACCCGTTTCATGTTGACCACATTGTTGGTTGTCACAACGGTACACTGACGGGTGGGTTGGCGCAACTCAAGGCCGCTAAAGAGGGAGAGACAGACTCCGAACAGATCTTCCGTTCTATTGCGGCTGGTTGGACGATTGATCAGGTGGTGGAAACCGCCAAGGGTGCCATGGCCCTGACCTGGTGGAACGCAAAGGAGCGGAGCTTCAACATCTTTCGGAACAAGGATCGTCCGCTCTACATCGCCCACAACGTCGGCAAAACAGCCTACGCCTACGCCAGTGAGGATTGGATGATCAAGGTTGCTGCCAACAAGTCACGGCAGAGTGGTATCTTCAAGACGGTGGAGGGGGTCCCTGCAAACACCTACATGAAGTTCTTGTTTGATCCGACGCTGAAGCTGGTGGAGACACGAGAGGTTACTCAAAAGGTTTTTACGGCACCCGCGAGGACGACCCCAGTTGTGGTTGGCTCTCAGGGTGGGTATAACTCGGGGTGGAAGGGCCAAAACAACCACGGCAAAGGAGCAGTAAACACCTTCGACACTGGCTGGTTTGAGCCCACCTTCAAGACCCAGGAGGAGTTCAAGAAAGCGGCTCAGTATGGCTGCTCTCTGTGTCAAGAGACCCTGGAGTACCAGGAACACCAAGCCGGTGACATCCGGTGGTTGGACCGCGAGACACCTCTTTGTGCTCGCTGTTCTTCTGAATTCAATGATAACAAAGGAGCCGCATGAATGGCTAACGTAAACGGAACTGAATTTGTGCTGGGTTGCGACCCTGAAGTCTTCGTCTTTGACCTCCAGGCAGAGCGCTACGTTTCGGGTCACGGAATGATTCCTGGGACTAAGGAGGTGCCACACCTGGTGAAGCATGGTATGGTGCAGGTAGACGGTATGGCTCTTGAGTTCGGCATCGACCCGGCAGCCACCTCCGAGGAGTTCCTCCACAACATCCGGGAAGTCCGGGCGCAACTACAAGAGATGGTTGGTCCCCGCTTCCGGTTAGATGCGAAGGCTCTTGTGGACTTTGGGCCGGAAGTTATGGCCGCGCAGCCACCAGAGGCACTTGAGCTTGGGTGTGAGCCTGACTTTAACGCCTACACCGGTGCGCAAAACCCAGCACCCCAAGTCCCTGGCTCAATCCGCAATTGCCGGTCGGGGGGTGGTCATGTCCACATTGGTTGGGGGAGCGACCTACCACAGTACGCTCCACAACACATGGAGGCTTGTCAGGTCCTGGCGGCGCAAATGGACTATTACCTCGGGCAGAGCTCTCTGGGCTGGGAGCTCCCAGGGGTGGTCATTGACGGAGAGAAGTTCAACCGTCGCTCCTTGTATGGGAAGGCTGGAGCTTTCCGTCCAAAGCCGTATGGTATGGAGTACCGGACACTCAGCAATGAGTGGCTGAACAGCGACGAACTCATCACTACGGTTTTTGATCGGACAGTCTTGGGGATCGAAAGCTTGGCCAACGGCCAGACCAAGTTCGACAAGAAGACGGAGCTGTTTGGTGGTAACGTGAGCTTGACGCCGCGTTTCCTCATTGAGTCTGTTATCTTTGAGTACATCAACGATGCAAAAATCCGAGGAGAAATCATCAATGTTCAATAACGACTTTTCCTACGCCACCACGCGGATTCAAGGGACCTACATGTACAACACAGTACTTGGGCATCTTGTTTACATCAACGATATGAGTCCTGACGGAGGCTCAAACAAGTTGGATCGCGCGCTGATATCGTTTCAATGGAACGACCTTCAGGGCTTCCACACCGGTAGGGGGGCCATACAGGACTTTCGATTCCAGCTCGGGAGGTTTGGATACGTCAATCCAGTTCAGGGGCCAACTAAGTTCTTGTCCCGAGTACCGCTACGTCGGGAGTACCGCCAGGGGCTGAGGAGCTCTCAGTTGGTGTTCTCCCGCGCTAACTCTACGGCCTCGATTACTTCGGAGTGGCTGTCCGATAACATAATCAATGTCAGCAACACCCTCAACCGGGTTTTCCCAAACAACATTGAGGAGTTGTTTAACGACGTCGAAGAAAAGGGAGTGGCAAAGGCTTTTAGCCGAACCTTTGCCCTGACCACGACCTTCAAAATCGCTTACCGAGGTGTAATAGTCGGTAAGGTTGACAAGAGCGATAAATTCCAATTAACACCGAGGTTCGGCTTCCTGGCTGAAGAACTCGAGAAAGAAGTAGGGGTGGAAAAAATTGCTCGATAAAACAGTGAGAGAAACATTCGGTCTCAAGACAACGAGCGGAGACTTTGGCGTGGAGATTGAGATGGAGGGGTCACCAGGTGTGCAGGAGGTCTCGCCATGGGCTCCAACACGCGACGGGTCACTCCGCGGTGAGGGGGCTCTGGAGTATGTTCTCCAGGGTCCGAGGTCGCTCAAGGTGGCTGAGAAGGCAGTATCAGACCTCTACGGTGTCATCGCGGCGTCAGGGGGTAAGATCAAGCGGTCGATGCGCGCCGGTGTCCACGTTCACGTCAACTGTCAAGAGCTGACCATGCGTCAGTTGGGTACAGTGATTGCGGCCTACTACGCCTTTGAAGAGGTTCTCACCGAGCGTTTCGGTGAGGACAGGATTGGCAACTTGTTCTGTTTGCGAATGGTGGATGCCGAGTACGTGAACACGGCGTTGTACCGGGCCTTCGTGGACGGGAACATCAGTACACTAGCATCAGATAGTGTGCGCTATGCAGCGATGAACTTGAATGCCCTGGGCCGCTACGGTTCCCTGGAGTTCAGAGCAATGGAGACTCCAGCAGCTTCGCCAAGGGACATCCACGCCTGGCTTCGTACCCTCAGCAAGCTGAGAGACAGCCACAGGCAGTTTGCCAACGCTCAAGACCTCTTTGGTGCCTTCAGCGCCGGAGGGGCAGAAAACGCTATCTCCATTATCTTTGGGGATGGTCCGGAGGCTGCGGCTATCCGAAAGATCCCGGACTACGAAGACAAGATTCAAGATGGGATCCGCGACTCTCAATACTGGGTTTACTCAACAGACTGGAAATAACATGCCTGCAACAACTTTCATCTACCCGTATCGCGCCGGTTCACGCAGCGCGAGAGCTCTGTCTGAACGCCTGGGTGGTCGGCTGATCCGTCTTCAGGGCTCGCGGTTCCGACCGGGTAACCAAAAGACGATCATCAACTGGGGGAGCACAGACGTTCCCCCCGACTACGTGAACAACTCGCGTCGGTTTCTCAACCACCCGGAGGCCGTTCGGTCGGCTTCCAACAAACGACTGTTCTTTGAGCGGAACGCTGGGTCTGTAACTCCGGCGCAAACTCCCGACTGGACTTGCAGCAAAGACGAGGCGGCGAGCTGGCTGGAGGAGCGCCCCAATCAGATGTTGTTTGCCAGAACGGTCCTCGCTGGCCACAGCGGTGAAGGGATCACTCGGATCAGCAACCAAGAGGACCTTGCAGGGATACGAGAGGGGACGCTGATTGTCAAGTATGTCAAGAAGCTCTCTGAGTTTCGTATTCACGTTGGCCGTCGTGGGGAGGAGGCTATTGTTATCGACGCTCAGAAGAAACTGCGTAGCTCAACAGTAGGTGACGCGGATGTTGACTACCAGATCCGGAGTCATGCCAACGGGTTCATCTTTGCGCGTTCTGATATTGATATCCCGCCAGGTGTTCTTGCCCAGGCTCGCCAGGCGTTGCTGAACTGCCAGAACCTCGATTTCGGTGCAGTCGACGTGATCTGGAACGCTCGTCACTCTCAGGCCTACGTGCTTGAGGTGAACACTGCTCCAGGTTTGGAGGGGCAAACCGTCGAGAACTATGGTGCCTTCTTTGAGACACTAATCAACTAACCGAAGAGGGGTCGTGGAGCATTTGCTCTGCGGCCTCTTTTTTTTTTTTTTTTTTTTTTTTTTTTTTTCTGTGACTTAGCCAGGTAACGATAAAGAGGGGCAGCCAACCCCAGAGCTGTAGAGACCCCCTGTCCCTTCTCCTCTCTCCCCCTTGGTAAGAAAGGCCCCTAAGGGCCAGTCTATCTTTTCTTTCTCCAGATCTCTTCCGGGGAGGGTAGCTTCCACAGGAGGTAAGACCAAGCAACAAACAACAGGAGGAAGAGACCCACTAACCAAGGTGGGATCTCATTCACTACAATTGTCTCCACTGTCTCAGTGCTGACCTTGTTGTTGTCAGCTGTCTGCCGTATAGTGCGGGCGGTGGGCCTGGTTATCTTCTGTTCGCTACTCTTGGAAACTCCAACAGTCTGGGTGTTCTTCTGCCCTGCCTGTACGTTAGCTGCTACCTTTGGCCCGCTCCCTGCTAGGAGGCTTGTCACTGGGTTGCTACAGGCAGCGGTGAGGAGCAGTAGGATGATGAGGAAGAGGCTAGGCAGCCTCATAGGGTGCCAACCGGAAGGGCGTAGGCTTTTCTAAACACTGCTCAATCCTCCACCTACGATGAAGGCCATGACGGCAACCACCAGACCGGTGATGATCAACCAAGTCAACTTGGTGAGCACACCCTCAATACTGCTCAATCGAGCCTCTACGTTTGTCCTGTGAACTTCGGATACAGCCCCCTTTGTTTCAATCATAATGACCTTTGTCTTTGTTTGTATAACTTCAGTTTCAATTCGGTCCAACCGCTTTGTGAAGGAGTCCCTCCAGGTGTCGTCAGTCATCGGTGTCGTCTCCTTCTTTTCGGTTTAAACATCTTAAAGTCCCCTCATACAGAATGTGTATTCTTCGCTCCTACGGTTAACAAGACCCCTGACTACACGGCCACCTGCCTTGTTGTACCAGGTGAGAGCCTTGCAGCCTCCTCGGATGTCACCATTGTTGATGCGCCGAGTAGCTGTAGAGTTCCCTGCCGCAGAGATGCCTACATTATAGGCCAGAGATGTGTAGGCGGCGTCCCTTTCAGGAGTCAACCTGTGTTTCAGTGTGTCTTTTGTGAAGAAGTCGTGGAGACCTGCGCGGTACTCAACAATCTCTTCCTGTAGAAGCTCTTCGCACTGCTTGTCAGACTTGAATTGTCCCGGGCCAGCTGTTCTTGTGTGGCCGTAACAAATGGTCCAGACCCCTACAATGTCCTTGTAGGAGTTATTTCGTTTGCCCTCCCACTTCGCAATCAAGGGGGTGGACACTTCAAGGAACTCCTGCTCGCTGACAGAAGCTCCCGTGGTGACGGTAGGCACCGCTCCGAAGAGCGATACCATAAGAATCAGAGCCTTAAGCATCACCGATACCCTGATCTTTCAGACGACCAAGCATACCGTAGACAATCAAACCTAGGCCGACGTAGGTTGTCACGTAGGGATCTGCAACGATGTAGCCGTATTTCCAATAGAGAAATTCTGGGGCCAGGATTGTTGCGATACCCAGATACTGAGACCACATAGCGTGTGATTTGAGAGCAATGCTCTTCCAGTTGTGTACTAGTTTCATTATAGTTCCTTTCGGGATGCGCAGCTAGGGGCCGTGATCTTAGGCACCCTAGTCCGATGTTTCGTTTCTAAGCTGTGCTGAGAGCAGTTCGGAAGTTTCCCATGATAGTGTCAATCTCAGAAACCGTAGCGGCGGCGTCTAACAAGGCTCGATACTCTAGGCGTACTTCTTCAAAGGCCGCACTCTTATTGATCCAAAAATCTGCCAGACCAAGTATAACACCTGCCACGGCAGCCTTATCAGGGCCGGTGATCCCAACTTCTCTGACAATGTGGGGTATCTCAACGTCAGCAACGGAGTTGTTTGCCATGTACAACTGAGCCTCCGTTTGCTTTTGCTTGTACACACCATCCTGACCTGGTATCACAGTGATGTACTTCGCACGCTCCTGCCCTATTTCAAGGTTAACGAGATACTTGGCGTGTGTGCGGGTGTGTGCGACAATCGCCGTGGCCTCAGTCGTGCTACGAACCAAAGGCTCCGCAACCCCGTTATTGATCTGGTACACTTCAGGGTCGTAGATGCCAAGAACGACCGCTTGTCCTGCGTCGGGTTCCACGTTTGGGTCTTTTGAGTACCCCGTACCAAGTATGCGTTTAGTGTTCGGGTTGTATAGCGTGTAAGCCTGCAAACTCATTTCTTACGCCCTCCTAAGTTGATTGTTCCAATGCACGTATGGTTATCACTCACGTCGTCGGTACCCCATTCCAGATAGTAGGTAACGACGCCGGTACCGGGGGTGGTGTCTATCCATGACCCTGCCGCTTGGTCGAGAGCGAGGAACATGAATAAGTCCCGACTCTTAATCACTGTAGCTCCACGGCGTATGCGGTACTTCCACTTACCTGTGGAACCGGACAGGTACCCTTGCTCCATGAACCAGTCGAGCTTGACTTCTTGTACGTCAGTTACGTCCATGGCCTTTTGTGCTACTGTAGCCCAACCGCCAGACATGCTGGTGTAGTTTTGGCTCGTACCAGTGTTGGTGCCGAAGGGTTCAGAAACTGCGTCGTTTTCTACCTTGATAGTTGAAACCGCGCCAGTATCAAGGGAAGCCGTCTTGATCCCGTTAGTCCTGATAATGAGATTCCCAGCACCGTCTGTGTCAAAGGTGACAGTGTCATCAATGCTCAGCTGACCGACTCCGAGCTTACCACGGATGGCGGCTGCTCCAAACTCTGCGTAACCATTAGTGCGACCAACAAACCAACCGTCCGAGCCCTTGGCTCCGCTTACCGTCCCGTCGCCGTCATAGTTATCGGACTGGATATCATTGGCAAAGATGATCGCCCCTGTAGCTGCACTAAATGTAATAGTCTGTGCACCCGTTACACCATCTACGAGGACAGTGTAACGAGAAGACCACATCTTTAGGGCGGTGTTTGTGCCGTTCACCTCTGGTGGATCGTAGACCCAGCCAGCTGAGAGTGTTCCGAATGTGCCCGTAGCCGTATTGTAGGCCGAGAAAATAGAAGGGCTGCTGGGAACGGGCGTAGTTTCTGTTAAGTTCTGATGGTACACCCTACCTGTGTAGAGTGAGTCACCCGTGTTTCCGTTTGATCCTTCAATTATGATGCTGACAGGTATCACTGTCTTTATCCCGCTCCCCGAATGGGAAACAGTCAGCGCTCCGTTTTGGCCGTTTGAAGTCATGGTTGCGGACAAGCTACCTGGGTCCGTGGAAACACCCGCAGCGGGTAAGCTGACCGTTGATGACCAAGTGTCCACACTACGTGTAACTCTGAATCTATCAGCGGCAACGGGAGCTCCATCACGCAAGAACTCAACATCAAAGTCTAGGAAACTGGAGCTGTAGACCCCAGCCGCATCCTTGGTGATCGAAGAAGCGTCAACAGCTGATACTGATACGTAAATCGCTGATAACCCCGTCTTTGATTTCGTGAATGACTGTCTGATAGTTGCAGTAAAGTCGTCTCCCGCCGTGGTCTTCCCGGCAATCTCGTAGTCAATGTAGGCGGTGTCAGACCCGATAGCCATGCTAGAGGGGGCAGTGAAGCTAGCAGTTGTCCCACCCGAGATTGATATTGTACCCCTAGAGATATTGCTCTCCGTGTACCCTGTGATTTCCCACTCACCACCGTCAGGCGTGATGTCCCAGGCCAGCTTAGTCGCACCTTCATAAACATCAATTGTAGTTTCACCACCAACATAGCTGGACACGTTGCCAGCAGCATCTGACGAGAAGGTGTGGCTCTGGTTGGACATCACAAATGTCAGACCGTTCCCACCACGTTGGGCTCTGTACACAGTGATACTGTCTGACACACCGTCCGCTGTAACTGTGACAGTTACTTGGTTGTTAGTCCCGAAATCGGCAACAGTCATGCTGTTGCTCGTACCACCAAATACCGTAGAGGGGTTGAACACGTCACCCACTTCGCTCCACACATAGCTGGGCGACACGAGGTTTTGACCTGCTGCAGTGAAGGTGATAGTTTGAGATGTGGGATCCGCAACCCCCTCACCGTCAAAGGTGAACACCTGAGACGAAGCGGTCAGCTTAATGGCCTTAGCATCGGCACCATCGTCGTAGTCAGTGCCCTTCACAGGAGTGTAACCGGGCTCACCATCGTCGTAGTCAGTGCCCTTCACAGGAGTGTAACCGGGCTCACCATCGAGAATAATCTTGACAAGTGCGTCAAGTGTTGCGGTCTTACCACCAAAGCTGTAGGTGATTGTGGTTCGGGCCTGTCTGCCGTTCACCACTGCGCTGTTATCGGTGACTCGAGAAGTATTCAAGTCACCTGCGCCTGCAGGGTCAGGGACAACAGTTGACCAAGAGTCGCCTAATCTAGTGAACTGGAAACGCTCCTGTGCAACCCTGACTCCACCCTCGTAGAATATAGCATCGAAAAGCACTGCTGTGCTGGAAGGACTGTACACTCCTGCGGCATTCTTGGAGATAGTATCGCTGTCTACCCACTGAATTGTGCCGGTTACAGCATCTTCCCCCTTGATCAGGGCCCAAGTATAGAGAGCGGGGTTACTAGAGTCCGCTACGTTGTCATCAGTGTAGGTACCAATGTAGTCCTTACCAGTCGGTGATTGGCTAAAGCCGGCACCTGCAGCGCTATCCGCGTAGGCGATGTGGAGGTAAGCTGGAACACCGTCAACGACTGTGTACTCAGTCCCTAACTCCGGTACAAACTTTTGTGCAGCTCCTGGAGTCCAGATTTCAGTTTCTGGATCGTAGGTTGCGATGCGAATGTACTTATCGGTGCCGGGGGTTAGTGTGTCACTCCAAGTGTCTGTGCCAAGCTCGCTGTACTGAGCCTTGACGGAACTACCATCAACACCCGGTAGCTGCAGAATTAGAGGCGCGCTGGCCGTGGCTGAGCCCGAGGCGTCTGTGTAGGTGAACACAGCGGTAGCGCTGGCCCCCGAGACAACAAGGGAAGGAACAATGGAAAGGTTGTCAACCACTGCCTGGAAGTTGGATCGGATTTCAGCAATTGTCAGCGTGCTGGCGACCCAGAAGTCAAAGCCAGCTTGGTCTGGTTGGCGAGAGAGAACTTCAACGTAGGCGTTGTAGACGTCGAGCTGACGCTGTGTGAACCCCCCGTCGAGCGCAACAATGGGGAGGACTACCTCAGAAATTGTGGCTGCCCAGGTATCGCCGCTTCTCGTCACTCGGTACCGCTGTTTGGCGAGACCTCTCTCACTAGAGTTGAACCTGACGTCCAGGTCAAGAAAATCAGCCGAGTAAGTCGTTGAAGTTAATCGATCAATTGTGAGTCCAGTGACCGGCAATACATCGCCAGTGATTAGGTTGCTCTTCTGCCACGAGGAGTTAGAGTACACTCCGCGGTTTGACTTGCTACCAGAACCATCACGGGCTCTCACACTGAAGTCATAGGCTCCGGTGTTCAGACCCTGAATCTCGAAACTGTTGGTAGAGGAGGTCCCCAAAGTTTTCCAAATCTTCTCGGGAGAAGACTGCAGCCTGTTTTCAATCTCCGCAATTGTGAAGTCAGTACCAACCCAGAAGTCAAAACCTACTTGGTCTGGTAGCCGGTGCAACACGGTATCGTAGAGGTTGAAGACATCCAACTCACGTTGAGTGAACCCCGCACTAAATGATACTGGGCTAGCTGGAGTTGGCGGGTCGATTAGATGCGCCTCGATGACCCAGTCGTTGACACGGGTGTTGGCGGGATCGTCCCAGGACAGGATGCCCTTGGTATCTCCCTTGATGGAAACTAGATCGTCCACCAACAGCGCTACGTTTGCAGGCGTGGGTAACAGCTTGTTATTAAAGGAAGAATAGGTGTAAGAGTAGCCGATATTGGAATCGACGTTCCAAGCGAGATCATCAAACCGGAAGCCTACAGCCTTCACATTGACTGTCATGTCCTCGTTTGTCTTGGCTTCTTCAACCTTGAACACATCATCAACCGGAGTGACACTTGGGTCTTGGTAGCCGGTCATCGAGTCGGTAACTTGGATCAAGTCTCCCGGTTCAAGAAGGATACCAGAGGGCCTCACTGTCATGTCAAGAGTGACAGCCCTACGGCTAGCCCTGACAATCTGCTCAGCCTTGGCCAGCGCGTGGTAACGATCTGTGGTACCCGGAAGAAACAGCTCGAAGGTGGAGTCCACTCCACGGTCCTCTTCCAGGTATTGTTTATGAACTGTGCTAAAGCGGGCGGGCCAGCTAACACTGTCTTCACTGAAGTCGCTGGACTCATCCCTGAACCGAACTGTGGCTTGGTTGTACTTTTCAGACATACTTGGCCACGTTACGGAGACTGACTTCCTAACAATGTTAGTTGCATCGAAGGTCATTGCGATCAGCGCGTTTTGTTCTGCCCAAGAAGTAGGATGTGGCAGCTGGAGCTTGTATTTTCCACCGGACCAGACCAACTCAGCGTTGTGCATGGTCTCTAGAAGCGCTTCAATATTGTCACGAATAGGTGCGCCGCTATCCAGTGTTATGTTACAGACAAATCGCTTGATGTCTGTCTTCACAGGTGTTTGGGTGTCGCCGTCTTCTTCAGGGCGAACGCCGTTGATCTTACCACCAACGTCCTGGTTGGTCATGACAACAACATCACAGGTCTGGGCAGCGTCGTAGAAACTCTTCAGGTTCAACTGACTCACTGAGAGCTTCTTGCCGAAGATAGGATCCATTAGGTAATCAAGTAAACAAAGTGCAGGGTTGTTTGAGTAGATCTTGGTTTTGCTCAGGGTGTAGACGTCGCCTGTCTTGATTACACTCTTCACGGCCCTACCATGCAGGTAGAAGGCCACGTTGGGTACACTCCCTGAGTAGTTGTAGTCGTCTCGGTTCAGCCGGAAGACCATACTTGCATAGGCAGTATTTGTGAAGGTCATCTTCTCAGGGTCGGCTACACCGAGGTTCGCAACGGCCATGGGGTCAGCCACGTTACCGTTCTTGTAGAAGTGAATTCTCTGTCCAAATTTGTAGTCTTCAAAGTCCCACGGTTTGTCGTTGACGTCGATGTCGAGGACGCTGGAGACACCCCCGTAGGAGACAGCCTGCTGGACAAACAGGAATTCGTTCTTTTCACCAGTGACCGTCTCACCTTCGGACAGCCCGTTGGCGAAGTAAGCGGTCTCGGAAAGTGTGTCGGTATCCGGGACAATCTTGAATACGCGGTAAATCGCCTCTGTTCGTGTTGTCAGGGCACCTGACTCACCCTCTCCTCCTCCGAAGCTAACATAAACGTCAGAGCTGGTGGAGGAAACAAGTGCGCCCTTCAGGTAGATTGCACCGTCAGAACCAAAGATAGCCCCCGTGTCTTCATCGTACTGATCGTAGTTGCTGTCTTGGTTACTATTGTCGGCTCGAAGGGTTGTTGACGGATCCTTCGAGTTAGCAGTCTTGATTACGGAATCCCATTCCACGTACACGTGGCCACCCGGCTGGTAGCCATTAGTGGGCAAGTAGGTGACTATCTTGAAGAAGGTCTCTCCAGCTGTGTAGTAGTCGCCCGTGGCGGGTTCTCTGACTCCGCCTTCTGCATCAACCAGTAGCTTGGTGAAGGCCTGGTAGTCAGACTTGACTTCGTAGTAGGTCCTACCACCGGCCACCTTACCGTGTCCGTAGAGTATCGGGAGGTCAAAGGCTTCTCCGTCAACTGCAATGGAAAAGCCTTTTTGCTTGTCCATATTCGCGTCCATCTTGGACTGCATGCTCTTCTGCCGTACACGCTGGTAGAGCATGGACGTACCCATCGACAGGGCAGATAGCGCGGTTGCAGAGAGCCCGCCAAAGGTGAAGCCCATTGCGGCTCCAAGTGTAAAAATAGCCATTAGATTTTTCCCCAGTCTAGAGTCTTTGAAGACCCCTTATACAAGAAGTCAAAGCTCGTGTCATTTACATTGATTTGGTCCATACCGTCTCGTGATACGGGGTAACCACCCCGCTGGTCCAGGTTCGCCATTGGAGACGAGCCTGTCAAGACTATCTGTCGGGTTTCGAAGTCGTTACTGATTGAGTCTTGGTCAACCGTTCCTCGGTAGGCCAAAAGCAAGTCGTCGAAGCTGTTGAGGACTGGAGAGCCACTGGTATCGTAGCTCCCCATCCAAACCTCGAACTTCTTCCCACCCAGACCTGTCTTGTGGTCGATGAGGGGGATACCGTTGTCAGAGGAAAGCACCACCCGGAAAGTTTCCTTGTCTAGATGGCTACTGACACGCGGAGTATCAACGGCCATCAGCCCCTCGCCTCCCTGGATCAGGTAACCGTCCACTGTCCTGGTGGTGGGGAAACTACTGAAGAAGTAGGAAGCGGAGTCTGCATGCACCGCCACAATGAGAAAAAACTCAAAGTGATCCCGTGACAGAGCAGCAACAATACTTGCTGGTACGTTATCTCTCATAGTGCCTCCAACAATTTCAGCCCCTGAACAGAGGCGAGGACACCGTCCTCATAGGTAACACCCATGGAGGTGGTATCGTCTTTCCAGTAACGGAAGGTCACACCCCCGGAGCCAGCATGATAGACGCTCTCGCTGGACGCTACCGTGTCAATGAGGGGTGGGAAGAAACTCAGCGTTCCGCCATTCGTTCGGTCAGCGGTAAGTATGTAAACCTTCTGGTGACCTGCAAACTTGATGAAGGAGCCCTTCGGGATCACGGTTTCTGCACCAAAGGTGTTGACCTCAACGATTGAGTCACCAATGGCCCCACTTGCAAAGGTTGTGGCTGGAGTTAGCTGGGTCACTCGTTTGTTGACCTCGTTTAGCTGTGGAAGCTCCATGGTTTGTGTGGCCGTCCGCGTTGTAACCAACGACACCAAGACGTCAGCCTCAGTGTCCTTCATCAGTAGATCAAAGCTGATCTCCCAGCGTTGGGCCCCCTGAGAGGCCCGCGACTGAGACATAGACATTGCGTCATTGATGAAGAT